CCGCTTCCCGCAGTTTGGCAGATTAAATTCATGGGTGATTGCTAATGGCTATCCGAGGTGCTCGACCGACCGCGACCGTGGTGAAGCTGGCGACCGGCAACCCTGGCGGGCGCAAGCTCCCGATCGATGAGCCGACGCCGGGCGGCGAGCCGGTCATGCCGCGTTGGCTGCGGCGTCAGCGGTCGATTGCGCTCTGGGATGAGGTGCTCGGGTTCGCCTACTGGCTGACGGTCGCCGATAGCTACAAGCTGGCGATGTGGTGCGACCGGCAAGCGGACTTCGAGCGGTCGCGCAAGAAGTGGACGGTGTCGGATAGGCGCGAGCATCGGACGCTCGGCTCGGAGCTCGGGTTCGACCCGTCGTCGCGGACAAGGATGGGATCACCGAATGCCAAGTCGAAGCAGCAGCAAGACCCAGCCGCCAAATACTTCACCTGACCCGGTCACCGGCTGGGCGAAGGCGGTATTAGCGGGCGAGGTCGTCGCGGGTCCGTACATACGCAACGCCGCGCGGCGCCACCTGCTCGACCTCGTCGAGGGACCGAAGCGCGGGCTGACCTGGGATCTGGTCGCGGCGCAGCGGGCGATCGACTTCTTTCCCGACGTGTTGCGGCTGGCCGGCGGGCAGTTCGAGGGGCGACCGTTCGAGCTGCACCCGAGCCAGCAATTTCAGATCGGCTCGATCTTCGGCTGGAAGCGCGCGGACGGCTCGCGGCGGTTCCGGCGAGCTTACATCGAGCAGGCGAAGGGCAACGGCAAGACGCCGTTCTCGGCGGGGATCGGGCACTACTGCCTGATGGCGGATGGCGAGGCGCGGGCCGAGGTGTATGCCGCCGCCGCTAATCAGGCTCAAGCGATGGTGTTGTTCCGCGACGCCGTCGCGATGCGCGATCAATCCCCGGAACTGGCAGCGCGCCTCACGACATCCGGCAATAACCCGGTGTGGAACCTCGCTGACCTCCGCACCAACTCGTTTTTCCGCCCGATCACCGGCGAGGTCCGCCGATCCGGCTCGGGTCCGCGTCCGAGCTGCGCCTTGTGCGACGAAGTCCACGAACATCCCGATGGACTGACGATCGAGATGCTCGAGCGCGGGTTCAAGTGGCGCAAGCAACCGCTCTTGGTGATGACGACGAACAGCGGGTCGGACAGGAACTCGGCCTGCTGGCAAGAGCACCAGCACGCGGTTCGGGTCGCGGCGGGCACGCGGACACCCGACGACGCGGCAACCTTTGTCGGCGAGGTGATCGACGACGAAACGTTCTCGTTCGTCTGCGGGCTCGATGTCGACGACGATCCGCTCGAAGACCCGAGCTGCTGGGTCAAGGCGAACCCGCTGCTCGGCGTGACGGTGCAGCCCGACTACCTCGCCAGTGTCGCGCGGCAGGCGAAGTCGATCCCCGGCAAGCTGAACGGCATCCTGCGGCTGCACTTCTGCTGCTGGACCGACGCCGAGACGGCGTGGATGAGCCGGGCGGCGCTAGAGGCGGTCCTCGTCGACTTCGATCCGCTGGAGCATACCGGCGAGGTGATCGCGATCGGCCTCGACATCGGCGCCACAAAGGACATGACCGCGCTCGCTTGCGTGTTGCAGACCGGGACGGTCGACGTGACGCGGCAGGACCGCGACGGCGTCGAGCAGGTGATGTCGCTGCCGACTTACCGCGCCTGGACCGAGCAATGGACGCCCGCCGAGACGCTGCCCGAGCGCGCCTTGCGCGATCAGGCGCCCTACGATGTCTGGGTCGAGCAGGGCGATCTCTACGCGACACCGGGGAACGTTGTGCGGCTCGACTTTGTCGCTGCCAGGGTCGCCGAGCTCCAGGCCGACTACCAGATCAAGGTGCTCGCGTATGACGCCTATGCGTTTCAGCGGCACCTCGTCCCGCAGCTCGACGAGATGGGCGTAACCTGTCCGCTGGTCGAGCACCCGCAGGGCGGCAAACGCCGCGCCGCGCCGAACGCCGAGCAGCGATCCGCCGCCGAGGCCGAGGGCAAGGAGGCGCATGGGCTGTGGATGCCGGGTTCGCTCGCCGAGCTCGAAACCCTGATCCTCGAAGGGCGCATCGAGATCCGGCGCAACGCGGCGACGATCTCGGCGATCATGTCGGCGGCGATCGAGCGCGACCCGTTCGACAACCGCTGGTTCTCGAAGCGCAAGGCGACGCAGCGGATCGATGCCCTGGTGGCGCTGGCGACGGCGATCGGCGCGGCGACGGCGCAGAGCGAGACGGTGATCCGGCTAGAGACCGTCATCGCATGATGCCCGCCTGGGTCATCGTCGAGACCAAGCCTTCCGCCGAGGAGGTCGCTGAGCGGTCGCTACGGCAGGCGGGCTACCGCGTCTACCTGCCGCGCTACCGCAAGGTGCTCAGCCCGCACGGTCGAGCCCGGCAGCCGGTGACCACCATGCGACCGCTATTCGCTCGGGTGCTGTTCGTTCAGGATTGGCGCGGCTGGCCGGCGATGGGGATGAGCTGCATGGTGGGGCTGATGCTGCTCCGACCGCAGGTTCCGGCGAAACTTTCCGACGAGGATGTTGCCCTGATCATCGAGCGCGAACGGGCTGGCGAGTTCGACGAGTCTGCGCCTAGTGGATCGGGTGCCGCCGTTCGCACCGACCTCGATCTCGGCGAGGAAGTCGAGTTAGAGGCGTTCGGCTCGCGCATTATGGGCGTGCTTGACGAGCTCACCGACGACGGGCGGGCGATTATCTCGGCGCTGATGTTCGGGCGGATCATGTCGATCAGGGTCAGCGCCGCCGGGCTGAAGCGCCAGCGTGAACTGATGGGCGTGGCTGGCTATGGCAAATTTGCCAAATGAGCGCGGCTTGACAAGCCACCCGCAATATATGCCATAAGCAAACCCGCACGGCGCTTCCCCTTGGGGTTAAGTCGTGCGCTAGCCGTCCAGAGCGGCAAAATTGACGGTGAGCGGCACGGGTAAATCCCCTGCCCGTGCCGCAAGCTCTCCCGATTAGCGAAATACAACCATGATCCTCGAAATCTTGTTCGTGGTCTGCATGTTCCTGTGGGCCTTGACGATCCTGCCGTTTCCGCCGCTGGCGCCCTATGCCAGTGGGTCAGCCTTCCTGGCGTTCGTCAGCGTTTTATTGCTCGGGTTGTTCATCTTCCTGCCCGGCCTGCGGGGCTAATTCCTCATCCGATTGGAGTGTTGCGGTGGATCTCGTCCGCAAAGCCGTCGCCGCGCCCTCGCCGAGCGGCGAGACCCTCGACTTCGTCATGAGCGACGGCAGCGTCGATCGCATGGGCGACGTGATCGAACCCGATGGCTGGTTGCTCGACAACTTCCGTAAGAACCCGATCGCGCTGTTCGGACACGATTCGAGATTCATCGTCGGCAACTGGACCGATGTCGGCGTCCGCGACGGTCAGTTGACCGGGCGGCTGCAATTGCTCGACCCGGTGTCCGACCGGATGCGCGAGGTCAAGGCGGCGGTCGACGCGGGCTTTCTGCGCGCGGTCTCGGTCGGTTTCCACCCGATGCCCGGCAAGGTCGCGCCGCTCGAAGGCTCGCAGATCGGCGGGCTGCATTTCACCGAGCAAGAGCTCGTCGAGTGTTCGCTGGTCTCAGTGCCCGCGAACGCGAACGCCTTGGCGATCGCCAAGTCTCTAGGAATATCCCGCGAGGGGCAGCAGTTGATCTTTGGCGTGCCAGCCGAAGCTCTGCCGTCGCCTCGCGGGCCGATCGGCGTGCCAGCCGGAAATGACCCCTACTCCTCTTTCCGCAAAAGGCACCGACCCATGATTCAGCTCAGCGAACGCATCCAAGCCAAGCAGACCGAGCTCGTCGCCCTGCGCGACCAGTTGTCGGCTGTCGATCCCGAGGACTCGACGAAGCTGGTCGACCTCACCGCCAAGATCGAGGAGGCGCACGAGCTCCTCGCCAACTGGGAACGGGCCGAGAAGGCGCTCGGCACCGAGAGCGCCGCCGAGGTCGTCCCGGCAGCCCGAACACTGGTAATCCCGCCCGGCGGCGGGTTGCCCGCCATCACGCAACCGAAAGCCTGGGCGATCCCGAAGAAAAAGGAAGAGCCCGGCTACCTGTTCCTGCGCCACTGCGTCGTCAGGGCGCTGTCGCATATCCAGAAAAAGCCCGAGGATCAGATCCTCGTCGAGCACTACGGCGACCGTGGCGACTTCGAGATCACCAAGGGCGTGCATGAGTGGTACAGGCGCGCCGCCACCGCTCCCGCCACGACGACGACCTCGGGCTGGGCTGCGGAACTCGCGCAGATCCAGTACGGCGAGTTTTTCGACATCCTGATGCCCGAAGGCATCTATCGACCGCTGTCGGCGAAGGGCTTTCGCGCGACCCTCGGGCGATTTGCAACGCTGTCGATGCCGACCCGATCGGCGACGCCGACCGTGGCCGGGTCGTTCGTCGGCGAAGGCGCGCCGATCCCGGTGCGGCAGGCGGCGTTCCTGCCCGTCACGATCGGCCTTAAGAAGATGGCGATCATCTGTTCGTACACGCGGGAACTGGCCGAGCACTCGACGCCGCAGATCGAGGGGTTACTCCAGAAGCTGATCAGCGAAGACACCGAGGTCGCGGTCGACACGGCGCTGATCGACAACATCGCCGCGTCGGCGATCCGGCCCGCCGGATTGCGCAATGGTGTTAGCGGCCTGACGCCGACCGCCGGCGGCGGCTTCGCGGCTCTGCTTGGCGACATCAAGCAACTGATCGGCGTGCTGTCGGCGGCAAATGCGTTGCGCGTCCCGGTCTGGATCATGAACCCGCAGCAGGCGATCTCGATCTCGCTGACCATCAATTCCGGCGGGTTCTTCCCGTTCAAGGCGGAAATTGACAGCGGGATGCTTCAGGGCTACCCGGTCATTACTTCCAACACGATGCCGCTCGGGACGATCATCATCATGAACGCCGACGATTTTATGTCGGTTACTGGTGATGATCCCCGGTTTGACGTGTCGGATCAGGCGACCCTGCACTTCGAGGACACCGCACCGCAGCAGATCGGTACTTCCGGCACGCCGCCGGTTGTCGCTGCGCCGGTGCGCAACCTGTTCCAGACCGACTCGCTCGCGCTGCGGATGATCCTGCCGATGAACTGGGCCATGCGGCGCACGGGCGTCGTGGCCTGGGTCGCGGGCGTCACTTGGTAGGCAACCGACGACGTTACACATGGCGCATCCCGGCGCAGTGGTTGCTGCGCCGGGTCGTCACCAAGGAGGATGAGCATGACAACCGAAGACCAATATCGGGCGGACCAGAAGGTTCGGGCAGAGCTGACCGAGCAGACGCTGAAGGTGACCGACCAGAGCCAGCCGACGCCGACCCAGGAAGAAAACGACCTGCTAAGGCTCGGGCTGATGCACCCAGACGAAAAGGCAAGCCCTGACAATCCCGAGATGCCGTCGCTCGCGGCGCAGCAAGCGCTGATCGAGAAGGCGCAGCCGGCGCCGAGCAATCGCCCGCCCGGTCCCGGTGCCGGCGCTCCCGCTCCAGGCGCTCCGACCAATCGCGACGTGCCCCATCTCCAGGGCAACGGCGCCGTTGGTGAGGTGCTCACTTGCACCAAAGGCAATTGGAACGGCGAGCCCACTGGCTACGCCTACGCCTGGAAAAGCAACACCGCAGCGGTCGGCGGCACCGGCGACACCTACACGGTCGCCGAGAGCGACGCCGGCCACAGCATCACTTGCGTCGTGACGGCGACCAACGCCGCAGGCTCGACAACGGCGCCGCCGTCGAACGCTGTTCACGTCGATGGCGGGGCGAGTCGCGGGGCGGCCCGGCGGTAGATCCCCGTGGCGCAATCAGGCGTTCTAACGCGGGTGGCGTCGGCGATCGGCGGCGTCTTCCGACCGCGCGCCAAGCAGGCAGCGGGCGGCAACGGCTACATCTTGCCGCTCGGCGGCGGCGTGATCCCTGCCGAATGGCCGACCAACTTCTGGCAGTCGGGCTACAACCCGCTGCCCTATGGCGGCTCGGCAGTGGTCTACGCCTGCCGCTCGGCATACTCGCAGACGATCGCCATGCTGCCGCCGGCCCACTGGCGCAGCGACGGCAAAGGCGGGCGCGCGCGGGTGACGAACTCGGCGTTGTCGCGAGTCTTGGTCAAGCCGAACAGCTATCAATCTCCCTCCGATTTCTTCCTCTATCTGACCGACTGCCTCTATGGCGAAGGCAACGCCTATGGGCTCGCCCTGCGCAACTCGCGGTTCGAGGTCACCGAGGTCCACCTGATGGACCCCTATCGGTGCTGGCCTCACGTCGGCGAGAACGGCGACCTGTTCTATTCGCTGGCGGGCAACCAGATCGTCGAGCGGCTGATGAGGGAAGACCCGGCGCGATTGAGCCGAGTCCCGGCGCGCGATGTCCTGCATGTTCGGTTTCCCGACCGGCGCAACCTGCTCTGGGGCATTTCCCCGCTGCAATCTGCGCTGCTCGAAGTCGAGGTCTCCACGGCAATGGTGTCGCAAGCCCTCGCCTATGCGCGCAACCAGGGGCGACCGAGCGGCGTCATCCAGACCGACAAGGGCTATCACAACCAACCGGACGGCATCCGCCAGTTGCGCGCGCAGTGGAACGAGCAGACCCAAGGCCCGAACGTGGGCGGCACGCCGATCCTGACGGACGGGATGAAGTGGGTTCCGACCGTCGTCAACAGCCGCGACGCGCAGCTCGCCGAGATGCTCAAGATCTCCGACCAGCGCATCGCCACCGCGTACCGGGTGCCGCTGCCGCTGCTCAGCTTCGATGCCGGGCAAGCGCCGCAGGCCGCGACCGAAAGCCTGATGGCGAACTGGGTGGCGACCGGGCTCGGCTTTGCCGCCAACCATATCGAAACGGCGTTCGGTCGGCTCTTCGCCCTGGCGGGCCAGCCCGACGAATATCTGGAGCTCGACCTCGAAGCGCTGCTTCGCGCCAACTTCAAGGACAGGATCGCGGCTTTGGCGCAGGGCGTCCAGGGCGGCATCTTCAGCCCGAACGAGGCGCGCGCCAGGGAAGAGCTGACCGCGGTGCCCTTTGGCGACGAGCCGAGGGTCCAGCAACAGGTCGTGCCGCTCAGCGCGTGGGATAAGGCGCCACCGGCGACACCGGCGCCCAACGCGCCACCGGCGCCGCCGCCGGCATCGGGGAGCAGTGGCAATGGAGCAGACCCTGCCGCAAAAGCCAGAGCCATTGCCGCCTTCCGCGCAGCGAATGTCCGACACCTCGCCGCTTGACGCTGCCATTGACGCCTTTGGCGAAGAGCTCGGCGCGATGGCAGCCCGCATCGAGCGGGAGCTGCGGCTATCACTGTCGGTTGCGCTGGCAGAGATGCGCGCCAGCCGGGCCGAGACCGAGCTCGCGATCACGGCGAGGATCGGGGAACTGCGGGATGGGCCAGCCGGCCCGCCTGGTGAGCGGGGAGCGCAGGGGGCGCCCGGCGAGGCGATCACAGGCCCGCCGGGCGATCAGGGGCTTCCTGGGCCTCCAGGCGAGCCTGGGGAGCGTGGGGAAGCTGGGGAACGTGGCGATCGAGGCGGGCCTGGGGAGCCGGGACCGCCCGGCGATCGGGGCGAGCCGGGACCGCCCGGCAAGCTGCCGCCGGTCAGGCTCTGGCAGGGCGGCGTGTCTTACGAGGGCGATGTCGTCGTTCGTGCCGGCGAGACCTTCCAGGCGCGATGCGATACCGCGCAAGAACCGCCGGGCGAGGATTGGACCCTCATCGCCGCCCGTGGCGAGACGCCCTATGTCGGCGAGGTCTGCGGGCTCTATGAGCCGGGCCGCGCGTATCGCAAGTTCGACCTCGTGACCTTCCACGGCTCGGAGTGGCGGGCGAAGCGGGACAGTCCAGGGACGTTGCCCGGCGACGGGTGGCAGCTATCGGGACAGACGGGCAGTCGCGGCAAGCCCGGCGAGCGCGGCGAACGCGGGCTGCCAGGGCAGCAGGCGCCGGTGATCACCGAATGGGCGGTGCGGGGCTACCAAGCCTTGCCCGTGATGAGTGATGGCAGCATCGGCCCGCCGCTCGATCTGCGCGAGGTGTTCGAGACCTACCACGCCGAGCAACGCTGATGAGCTACCTGGGCTATTACTATCCGAGCTCGACCTTCCCGGCCTCGCCGGTCAACCCGCGCTATCGGCTCACCAGGGTCGTCACGCCGGCGCCATCGCTCGGGCTGGTGACGCTCGAAGAGCTCAAGGCGGTGCTGGACATCGCCGACACCGACACGTCGCAGGACACGATGTTGCAGCTCCAGATCGACTCGGTTTCGGCGGCGATCGACAACTATTGCAGCCGCACCTTCGTCCGCCAGACCTACCGCGACCAGATCCGCCACGCGCGCAACTGGCTGCGCATGGGGGCGCCGCTCCAGACCCGGCAATTGCCGATCGCAACGGAGGTGGACGGGACGCCAGTATTGACCATCACCGAGGACGGCGCCGCCCTCGATCCGGTGTTCTTCGAGGTCGAGCTCGGGACCGGCGAGCTCTATCGTCTCGACAGCATGGGCAATATGGGCTTCTGGTGCAGCTCGCAGATCGTGGTCGACTACGACGCCGGGTTCGACACCGTCCCGGCGGATGTAAAGGTCGCCGCGCTCGATTGGCTCAATGCCCGCTGGATGCAGCGCGGGCGCGATCCGGCGGTGCGCTCCGAGGCGGTATTCGACGTGCTGACGGTGACCTACGCCGACGATCCCGGCAGCTTCACCGAGACCGGCCTCGGCCCGCCCGAAGCGGTCTGCGGCCTGCTCGCGCCTTATCGGATCTGGTCGGCGTGAACCTCGACCTTGCCAAATCGATCTATCGGCGCTCGCTCACCAATCAGGTCACGATCCGCCGGTTCACCGGGCCAGCCGGCCCGAACCGTGCGACGACCGATGTCACCTGCCGCGCCTGGATCAAGCGCGCCCGAGCCGCCGGCGGGGCAACGACCCTGGTCAGCGACGTGATGCAGTACGAGCTGACCGCCGTCGTGCTGGTCGAGGATCTCGTCGCTGGCGGCTTCCCGCTGCCGATCACCACGGCTGACAAGCTGGTGTTCGACGGGAAGGAGATGGCGATTAGCTTCCCCGACAAGGCGACCCGCAGCGTCGGAACCGAGCTTCTCGCCTACAATCTAACGGTGAAGGGCTAGGTGGCGAGCCCGGCTGCCGCCCTGAAGGTGATCCGCCAGACGGTCAACATCGATTGGCCGGCGATGTCGCAAAAGGAAGCCCAGGCGTTCCTCGTCAAGACCGCCAAAGCCGGGCACGCGAAGATCATGGCCGAGCAGTCGGCCCGTTCGGGCGTCGTGCCGGGCTGGACCGCGTTCGGTGACAACCCAGGCACGCCGATCGAGCAGGCGAAGCAGAAGATCGTCTACCACTACACCTACCTGCGCGAGATCATCCTCGTGCTGATCAAAGCCCTCGAAGATGCTTCGCCCGTCGCCTCGGGTGCCTACCGCCGGGCCCACACGCTCTACATCAACGGGCACCCGGCGCCGGCCTCGACGCCGATCCTGCCCGGCCAGGAAGTGATGATCGCCAACCCGCTGCCCTATGCCCGGCGGCTGGAGATCGGCAAGACCGAGTCGGGGCGCGACTTCCTCGTGTCGGTGCCGAACCGGATTTACGAGCGGATCGCCGC